CCGCAACATGTTTCTGCTCTGTTGAAAAACCTCCGTCCGCATCTTCTTGAACAAAAGTTTTGAACCTTTCCGATCCTTTGGAGAAAGTCCAGATGTAATATTTGTAATCATCATCCTCCGAAATTAAATCGAAGGCTGTTGTTCTAGGCTCTATGTCTTTTTGAATGAGATAACTAAAAATCAATCTTGTCATATTCTCTTTGCTCTCCTCAATCAGGTCATCTAAATCATCAATATCTATTTCGTTTAGCAAATATCCTCTGGTTTTACTTAAAACTTTGGATATATCCTCGCCAGACATGATTTTGGATTCATTATCTGACCAGTCCTTGATCAAAATTCTTATAGCTTCAGAATAAAAATGCTTTGTGTTTTTTCTTCCTGTGTTTATCAAAGAAGTTGGTATTATGCTCTTAAAATTCAAAAATTTGTTTGTATATCTGCTCAACCAAGGAGGCATGAGTTTGTTGGTATTGCTCAGCAATCTGAGATCAGAGGTTTCTCGATGTGATATGAAGTTGAGCGTTAGGTTGGTCTTGGCTCTTGATAATCTTTTCAAATCATCCCATCTGTAGCCCATGCCTTCTAAGAACCAAATATTCCTCTCACCATTTATATCCAAGAAGAATTTCAAGTTTCTTAAGTCTTTTTCATATTTAAGTTTCTTTGAAGGGTCAGAAAAATACAATTCTCTATTGCTAACCAAAGTCCAGACATCACCAAAATCTGAGTCGCCAAATCCTTCTATTATAAGATTATTCCTGTTAGGGAAGCCAGATAAATCCAAATGGTCTCTTTCTTCAACTTCATTTATGTCTAGCAGATCTCGCACAATGGCACTAGCCACAGATTTGCTGCCTCCTATTAGCTCATCCATATGAATAGATCTGACATCCGAGTCCTCTGCAAATTTTTCTTCTCGGATTTCTTTTGAACTATAGTTTTTTCTTTCTTTATCTTTCATTCGCCTTTCAGAGAATTTGCTCAAGGCTTTCGCATTTCTCCTTTTATAAAAGTTAAATATAGCCAGATCCCTCTCTTTTAAGAACGCCCCAGATTTCCTTGATATTATAGCCTCTCCTAAAGAAGACAAGTAACTTAAATCGGCTTTACTTGAGTTCTTGTTTCGCATAGATTTAGATGACAGTATCATCTTATCTGCTTCAAAATCCATTAAAAACTTGTTGCCACTTTTAGAATCATAGTAGTTAGAGCTCTCAGAAACTGGATCTCTAACTTGGGTGCTCACTGAATTAGGATATCTCAAGAATTTAGTTACCGTGTCTGACATGAGACCAAATCTGTTGATAGAGCGGATGCTGACTGATTTATCTCCCTCATACTGAACTATCTTGTCAAAACAGGGCTTTATTTTGAAAGGGTCATCGTCTTCACCTTCTTCTTTTTCAAAACCATATGCCTTGTGCAGAAAAGAAATAAAAAGAGAATACACCAGCTCAGATTGGAGCAAATTGTTGTTGCAACAGAAGATTTGGCAGCATCTAGTCAACAGATTGTTATGATTGAAAGAGAAAGACA